TATTGATGCAGACAGTCTAGCAGACGGTGCTGGCGATAACGATACCATTGCAGTTCCTGGGGTTGCTCTAGGCGATATGGTTCTAGGGATTTCTCTAGGCGTTGACCTTGCTGGTATGACTGTTACTGGCTGGGTTTCTGCAGCAGACGTAGTAACGGTTCGCTTTCAAAACGAAAGTGGAACTAACCCACTGAATCTTGCTGAGACAACTATCAAAGTTTTGATTGGTCGTCCTGGCTGGTAATAAAAAACTAAAGGTTTCCCTCTCACAAGGAGGGTTTTCTTAATGCATTTCTGCAGTGTATTAAGGAAACTACTAATAAAGGTATCGTATGAAAATAGACCATGTTGATCCAGCAGTAAAGGCAGCAGGAGACGCTCTATCAATTGCTACAGTTATTGCTACATTGGCTCAATGGCTTCCTGCTATAGCTGCTCTGGCTTCTATAGTTTGGTCTGTTATCAGAATCTTAGAAACAAGAACCGTTCGTTCGTGGTTAGGTAAGAAACCACTTGAAGGCAACGAATGAGTCGTCTAATCAGTGTAGGTAAGAATAAGAGCACCACTACCAAGGAAGCTCTTTACACTGTTCCTACTAAACAGACTGCTTATTGGAACTTGCTGTACATTGTTAATACAGGTGCTAATAATAAGTATGTAACAGTCTACTGGTATGACAAGTCTGCAAACGTAGAATACTATGTACTAAACCAGTATACACTTAACTCTAGGCAGTATGTACAGTTTGATGGTAATGCAGTTACCGTGTTAGAAGAAGGCGATGAGATTAGGGTTGAGACAGAATCCTCATCTTCATTTTCTTTTATTGCAACTCTGGATTTAGAACCAAAGATAGCAGCGCAGCATAATTACTAATAGGAGACTATTATGCCAATGGTTGACGGAAAGAAATATCCTTACACTAAAAAAGGTAAACAACAAGCAGCATCGGATAAGATTCGTAAACTTCGTAAAGAAGGAATGCCGCAGAAACAAGCAGTTGCTGTTGGTCTATCGATGGCAGGAATGTCTAAGAAAAAAGCTGGTCGTGGTCGATGAAAAAAACAAAGTCTCGTGTTAATGAGGCTGGTGTTTATGCCCAACCAGGGATGCGTAAACGCTTGTTTGAAAGAATCAAGGCTGGTAGCAAAGGCGGCGATCCTGGTGAATGGTCAGCAAGGAAAGCACAAATGCTGGCTAGAGAATATAAAAAAGCTGGTGGTGGTTACAAGTCGTGAAAAAAAATCCTCAGCAATCTCTTAAAGATTGGACAGCGCAGAAATGGACAACCAGTTCTGGTAAACCTTCTAAAGGTAAATTAAGATATTTACCAGAGGCTGCGTGGGATGCGTTATCTCCAGCAGAAAAAGCTGCAACTAATAAAGCTAAAGCACAGGGCAACAAAGCTGGTAAACAGTTTGTTAAGCAACCTAAAAAGATAGCAAAAAAAACAGCGGGGTATAGGTAATGGTTAAGAAGGTATACCAGAATCCAGAAGGCGGTCTTAATGCAAAAGGCCGTGCTTACTTTAAAGCTAAGGAAGGCGCTAATTTAAAGCCTCCAGTGTCTGCGAAGCAGGCTAAGAAGTCTCCTAAGGCCGCTGCTCGTAGGAAGTCCTTCTGCGCTCGTATGAGTGGTATGCCTGGACCGATGAAGGATGAAAAGGGTAGACCCACTAGGAAGGCCCTGTCATTACGCAAATGGGATTGTTAAATGGCTAAAACATTTTTACAGTGTATCAATGATGTAATGATTAGGCTTAGAGAGCCTGAGGTTGCCACTGTTACAGCTACTACATACGCTCAACTAATCGGTAAGTTTGTTAACGATGCCAAGAGATATGTTGAAGATGCCTGGAACTGGAACATCCTTGAGACCACAAAGACAGTTACTACTAGCAATAATGTAGGCAGTTACAGCATTGTTGGCGCTGGTACAAGATTTAAACCTATTCGAGTTATTAGTCAAGAAAGCGATTGGCTATTAGATCCAGGTAACGCAAATAAAATTGAAGAATCATTAAGGACTGGGACACAGACTAACGATGCTCCAGCTTATTATTATTTTAAAGGCGTAGACGGTAACGGTGATACTAAGGTTGTATTGTTTCCTACTCCTGATGGTGTATACAATATTGAGTTTGATTTAATCATTCCACAAGATGATTTATCAAGCGGTTCTGATGAGTTAAAGGTTCCTGCACAGCCAGTGATTCTATACGCTACTGCGTTAGCAATTAGGGAGCGTGGGGAAGATGGCGGTATTGCTGCATCTGAGATGTTCTCTTTAGCTGAACAGTCGCTAAATGACTTTATTGCAATTGAAGCAAACCGAGGTAATACAGACCTCGTTTGGAGTGCTTACTAAATGGCCGAGCAGTTAGTCTCTGCTACGATTGCTGCTCCAGGTTTTAATGGCATCAACACTCAAGAGTCTTCTATTCAGTTAGATTCTGGGTATGCTGCTCAAGCCTTTAATTGTGTTATCGATAAGTTTGGTCGTATTGGTTCTCGGAAAGGTTGGTCCAAGGTCAACTCTGTAAATGCTGATTTAGGTTCTAATCCTATTCAGTTTATGTTTGAGATGAAAGACCCTGGTGGTAACCATCTGTTGAGCGCAGGCAACAACAAGTTATTTGTTGGCACAAGCACACTAACACAAAAGAATGTTAGAAACTCAACAGATACTGGCAACGCAAGTTATACGATCACAGCTAATCACTGGCAAGCTGCAGCACTGCCTTATGGAGATGGCTCTGCTGCACTAAGTCACTCTTATCTGGTTCAGTCTGGTCACCCGATGCTTGTTTATCATAAGCTAGGAACAACACCACACGCACATGATAAGACAGACTATGGATTTCAGCAACTAGGTGATGTAGGTAGTTTACCTCCTGGGTATACAACTTCTGATTTTAAACCGAACTGCATACTTGCTGCATATGGTAGAATCTGGGTAGCTGATATTGTTGGTGATTTAGAAACAATTTACTTTAGTCGCTTGTTAGATGGTTCTGATTTTAATGGTGGTGACAGTGGGTCAATCTCCATTAACTCAGTGTTTCCTAATAACGACAGCATCGTAGCGCTTGCTGCTCACAATGGATTTTTAATTATCTTTGGTAAGAACAATATTGCAATTTATGGAAACCCAATTGATGTAACAGAGCTACAGCTTGTAGAGTTTATTCCTAATATTGGATGTATTGCAAGAGACTCTGTAGTATCAACTGGTACAGATATTATCTTCTTATCAAACAATGGTGTGCGTAGTCTTACACGTTTAGTGCAAGAAAAGTCTTTACCGTTCAGAGATGTATCTAAGAATGTTCGAGACGAGTTGTTATTTAAAATTGATTCTGAAGCAAACAAGATTAATATTAAAGCAACTTACTTTGAGAATGATGCATTTTATTTATTAGCTATCCCAAATGTTAAGGAAGTTTATTGTTTTGATTTAAGAAACTACTTACCAGATGGATCAGCTAGAGCCACTATTTGGAATAGTATTGAACCTACTTCTTTTGTTGTTACAGAAAATAGAAAACTATATTTAGGTAAAGTTGGCTACATTGGTAACTACACAGGTTACAATGACGATGCTAGTTCATATCGAATGATTTACTTTACTAACTACTTTGATCTGCAACAACCAACTACTAAGAAGTTACTAAAGAAGATTAACTGGGTTTTGATTGGTGCAAACAACCAAGCTATTGTTACTAAATATGGATTTGATTATTTAGATTCTTATCAGTCTATTTCAACTAACTTAGCAGCTACAAATATTTATGAGTATGGGATAGACGAGTATAATATTGCTGAATACTCAACTGGTATTATTATCGGTAAGTTTGGGCAGCAGTTAGGTGGTTCTGGTTCTGTGATACAGATTGGATTAGAAACAGAAATAGATTCTCATGCAGTATCTATTCAAAAGATTGACTGCTTTGTTAAATTAGGAAAGACTATTTAAATGGCTAACTATACTAAAAGCACAGACTTTGCTGTCAAAGACGGATTAGCTACTGGCAATCCTTCAAAGATTGTTAAAGGCACAGAGATTGACACCGAGTTTAATAACATTGCAACTGCTGTTGCAACCAAGGCAGATACCAGCGGCGCAACACTTACCAGTGTAACTATCTCTAGTGGCACAGCAACACTTAGTAGTGCTACTATTACTGGTGGTTCTATCACTGGCATTACTGACATAGCCATTGCTGATGGCGGTACTGGTGCATCTACTGCAGCTAACGCTCGTACTAACCTTGGCCTAGCTATTGGCACAGATGTGCAAGGCTATGATGCTGATACAGCCAAGACAGATGTGCTACAGACTTTTACAGTGTCACAACGAGGAACTGTTACCACTGACAATGATGGTTCCTTTGATATGAACGTAACTAATAACTTTAAGTGTACGCCTACTGGTAATGTTACTTTAACCTTTACTAATATTACTGCTGGTCAGTCTGGGTTTGTGTTGTTGGTTAATGGCTCTAACTACACAATCTCTGCAGCAGCCACTACTAAAGTTGCTACAGGAGCATTGACTGCGTTGTCTGCTTCTGGTACTTATCTATTATCTTACTTTACAGACGGTACTAATGTGTACCTTGTTAATTCTGGAGCATTAGCGTAATGGCTGTTCTACCTGTTGGAATCGGTCCTGTATCTGCTGGCGGCTATCAGATAGAACGCAGTCTGCGGTTTAACTCTGCGGATAGTGCGTATCTGAACAGGACTTTTGGTTCTGGAGACCGTAAGACTTGGACTTTTTCGTGCTGGATTAAAAAATCTGTTGTTGTAAATGACGGAAACGATGTTCCATTATTTAGCGCAGTAGGAGCAAGTTCTGCTTACGATTCAATTAGGTTTAATTCAGATTCAACTTTTCGTATTTACTATTCTGGTGGTGCTGCTTATGCAACAGCAATATCTGGAAGCCCTGTATTTAGAGATGTATCTGCTTGGTATCATTTTGTGGTTGCACAAGATACGA